TTTTTTCTACTTTCTACTTGACTTCTTATATAGGAATCATTATATGTTTGTCAAGAAGTAAGAAATGAAAAATAAAATATTTGAGTTATATAAACCAAAGTCTTTAGAGGAGTTTTTAGAATTTAATAAAAACAACCCTAACGAGAAGTTTGTTTATGTGATTCAACAACCAGCGCCTAACATTAATATATTAAGTGCGTCTGATTATGGTTATCTTGTAATATGCTTACCCAATAGGGACCAAGCAATTTTATCTACTGCACCTTATGTACAGAAGATGAAAAAAAATTTACAAGACTTTCGCAAGGAAGATTATTTACTTGCAGTAGGAGATCCTGTAATAATAGGGATATCTACAGCAGCGGTAAGTGATGTAACAAACGGACAGTTTAATATGTTGAAGTGGGACAAACGTGAGTATAGATACTATCCACTTGAAGTAGATATGTATCAGAAAGGATAACAATGACTGACGAAAAAGTAAAAATATTTAAAGGTGATGGAACCTTTAATATAAGAGATGAGATGGTAAAAGATTCTGAGGATCTTTTAGACAGCGTAGAGGTAACAAACTTAGCTGATGAATGTCAAAAGTTGAAAGATACTGAAGATATGATTAAATCAGCAGAAAAACATTTAAAGGATCTGAAAACTAAAGCTGATGATATTGGATCAAGAGTGATTCCAGAATTATTAGCAGAGCAAGGTTTAACTTCAATTAAACTTTCCGATGGTTCTTCAGTATCTGTTAAAAAAGAATATAGATGTACTCTTCCGAAAGATGATTCGAAAAGAGAACAATGCTATAAATGGCTTCGAGACAACCAGTTAGGGGATATTATTAAAAATAATGTTTCGGTAACTTTTGGTCGTGGAGAAGATGACAAGGCGAAACAATTGTTGGACCTTGCGGCAGCGAATGGTTTTGATCCACAGCAGAAATCTGATGTGTCTTGGAATACATTAACTGCCCTATTCAGAGAGCGTATCGAGTCCGGGCTCGATATGCCTTCTGAAGTCTTTAGTACTTGGATTAAAGACAAAACTAAAATCACCCGGAAATAACTAATGGAGAATGTATAATGGCTAATGACATAAAAGCTAAGACAAATGGATCAGTTTCGTTATTCGGAAATGATCTCTCCAAAGGTTTTGAGAATATGACGCAGGATGATCTTGCGTTACCATTTCTTAGAATCTTAGGACAGCTATCACCTCAAGTAACACAAGGTGATGCAAAGTTTATAGAGAGTGCCAGACCAGGTATGATCTATAATACTGTTACCAACGACTTGTTCGATGGTAAGACAGGTATCAAGGTTATTCCTTGTTACTATAAGAAAGATTATCCAGAATGGTCGGATAGAGGTGATGGCCCAGGTGCTCCTGTGGCAGTTCATCTACCGAACAGTCCGGTAATCGCTACTGGTAAGAGAGATGGTTCTAAAATTAGATTACCAAATGGTAATTATTTAGAAGAAACAGCATCTTACTATGTAATGGTTCAGTCAAAAACAGGGGCTTATACTCCTGCGTTGATTACAATGAAATCAACTCAACTGAACGTCAGCAAAAAATGGAATTCTATGATGAAAACCATTCAAATGGCTGATGGAAAAGGAGGATTTGCAATCCCTCCTATGCACGGGGTTGTTTATAATCTAGCATCTACACTACAAAAGAACGATAAAGGTTCTTGGTATGGCTGGGTTGTGACAATGGACAGAATATTAGATCAAGCTGATAAGACTTTGTACTTAAGTGCAAAGGATTTTAGAGGCAATGTATCTAAAGGAAATGTGCAAACAAAGGCAGATGTAGAAGAGAAATCTAGTACGGCAACACCGTATTAAATTGTTTAAAGGGCCCAATGGAATAATGTGGGCAGTTATGAAGTAGGGCCCTTTACTTTTAGAAGGAAGAAATATATATGAATAAGTTCAAAAAAATATTTAGTGGATTAACTATAGCATATGGACAGTATCAAAAAGGTGATAGAGGCACCAACGGAAAACTTAAAGGTAAAGCTTTTATCGTCCGTAAAAATGTTACTGACAAGCTATGGGAAGATCATCTTGCCGGCACTCCACCAGCTTTGGGAATCATTCCGATACGAGAGGATAATAGCTGTTGTTGGGGGTGCATTGATATTGACGTTTATAATCTTAAACATCATTCTCTTATTCAGACTATTAGGAAGTTAAAACTTCCACTTATTGTATGCCGTTCTAAATCCGGCGGTGCTCACGTATTTTTATTTACCAAAGAATTTATTCCTGCATCATTGATGCAAAAAACTTTAAAGAAAATTTCAAAAACTTTAGGATATGAAGGTTGTGAAATCTTCCCTAAACAAACAGAAATACTTGTGGAACGTGGGGACACAGGTAATTTCTTAAACTTACCCTACTTTAATGGAATGGAAGGACTGCGATATGCTTTCAACGATAATGGCTCCGCTGCTTCACTTGAGGAATTTTATCAGCTCTATGATCTTCTGGCTTGCAGAAGGGAAGAGGTGGAGAAAATTGAAGTCGAAGAGAAAAAGATAGAAGAAGCGTTCCCTCTAGGACCTCCTTGTCTAAATCAATTGGCCAAGGAAGGTTTTGGGGAAGGAGCAAGAAACAATGCATTATTTAATATAGCTGTTTATTATAAACAAGCGAAACCAGATTCTTGGGAAGATGATTTAGTGGGCGCGAATCGTGAATATATGAATCCTCCACTAAGTAATAGTGAAGTTCAACAATTAATTAAATCAGTAAATAGAAAAGGTTATGACAAGTACAGATGTAAAGACGCACCAATTAACTCGGTCTGTCAATCAAGACTCTGTCGAACAAAAAGATTTGGGGTAGGATTTGGTGAAGAACAAATGCCTATGTTAGGAAATTTAACAAAGTATACATCAACGCCACCACAATGGTTTTTAGATGTAGGTGAAGCGCGGATCGAATTAAAAACAGAACAACTTTATAGTTCACCTTTATTTGCTTTAGCGTGTTTAGATCAAGCCAACTTAGTAGTACCAGTTCCAAAACCAAAAGATTGGAAAGAATTATTTTTAAAACCTTTAATGCAAAATTTACAAGAAATAGAACCACTTAAATCTTTAGATCCAACAAATGAATTAACTGCTTTACTTCAAGATTGGACAACCAATAGACAATCAGCAAGAACTATGGATGACATCTTTAATAAACTTCCATTTACAGATGATAAAAGAGAATTTACTTATTTTAGAATGGAGGACTTTTATAATTTCTGTAAAAGAAATCATTGGGATATGGATAAAGTTAAAACAGGAAACTTATTAAAAAGATTAGAAGATATATTTGTAGAAGAGGAAAGAGTTAGAGTGAAGAATCAACAACCAAGATTAATTAAGATTAAGGCAATGAAAAAAATAGAAGCAAGTGTTTCTAAGACTAAGTATCAAGAAGAAGATTTTTAATGAAAACAATTATATTAGGACCACCTGGAACAGGTAAAACTACAACTCTTTTAAATTTGGTTGATGAATTTATTAAAGATGGTGTAAGGCCTAAACAAATTGGGTACTTTTCTTTTACAAAGAAGGCAGCTAATGAAGCTGCAACAAGAGCTGCGGATAAATTTAATTTAGATAAAGAAACTGATTTAGAAAACTTTAGAACATTACACTCTTTTGCATTTCATAAACTAGGAATGGTTAAAGAAAAAATGATGCAGCCGGAAGATTACAGAGAGTTTGGAGAAAAATGTGGAATACCTATTAAGACAGCAAAATTTTCTACCGATGATGGAACCTTTAATTCAGATAATGAATACTTAACCATAATAAATACAGCACGAGTTAAACGGATGGATCTATTGGAGTATTATGATTCAAGGCAAAACATATTAGATATTGAAAGAAGTACTTTATATTTACTAGCGGAAGAATTAAAAAAATTTAAAGAAGAAAAAGGCTTAAAAGATTTTACGGATCTCTTAGAAGATTTTATTGAAAAAGATATTCAACCCAAGTTTGAAGTTTTATTTATAGATGAAGCACAAGACTTATCTAAAATTCAATGGGAAATGGTTAGAGTTTTATGGTCTAATGCTAATAAAACATATATTGCTGGTGATGATGACCAAGCTATATTTAAATGGGCTGGTGCTGATGTGGATCACTTCATCGCTTTAAAAGAAGAAGTAGATAATATCAAAACCTTAGATCAATCTTATAGAATACCTGGGGGACCTATTCACGAGTTGTCACAAAAGATAATTAGAAAAGTACAAAATAGATTTGATAAAGAATATAAACCAAGAGGTGAAGTAGGATTATTAAAAAGATACTCTGACATTACACAGGTAGATATGTCTCAAGGGAATTGGTTAATCTTATCGACAGCCAATTATTTTTTAGATGATGCTAAAGATTTATGTGAGATACAAGGATGGTATTATCAATACCGAGGAATCAATTCTGTTCCTTTAAAACTATTATTAGCTTTAAATAACTGGGAAGCTTGGCGTAAAGGGGCTCATTTAAATCATTTAGAAATAAGAAACATTTATGAATATTTAGGGTCAAATGTATTACCGGGATTTAAAAAAGGTAAAACACTACAATCTGAAGAGAAATATACTTTAAAACAATGTCAAGAGACACACGGTTTAACTATAGAAAAAGTTTGGTACGAAGCCTTTGAAGGTTTAGATACCATTACAGAAAATTACATTCGTAATATGAGGGCGAATGGAGAAAAGATAAATAAAAATCCTCGTATAATAATGTCAACAATACACGGAGCGAAAGGAGGTGAAGCCGATAAAGTCTTGCTTATGCAGGATCTAACTAACGCAGCGTTGGAAACGTTTAGTCACGACCCGGATGAATTACATAGATTATTCTACACTGGAGCGACGCGCGCGAAGCGTGAATTGCACGTATTAGATCCAAAAGATTTTGATCGAGCTTATATATTATGAGTAAAGTTTGGAATAAACAAATCGGTGGAAAACATTATCAGAAATTTTCCATTCAGCCAAGTAAATTTGTTGTAGAGAATAAGTTGCTTTTTCCAGAGGGGTGCGCTATAAAATATATATGTCGTCATCCTTATAAAAATGGAAAAGAGGATTTATTAAAGGCAATCCATTTTATAGAGATGATAATTGAAAGGGATTATAAGTGAGAACGATTCAAACGCCTTTATTCACTCCAGAAACTGAGTGGGTAATGCCAGAGGAAATAAAAAATTTAAAAGGTGCAAAAGAAATTGCAGTTGATTTAGAAACTTATGACCCAGACC